CAGCACCATTTTCAATACCTATTGCCCACCAATTATTGTTTGTGTCGTTTACAAATACAATAACACGAACAGTTGCTGCATTTTGCAATTCAAGACGCTTTGGAGCGCTTAACTTTTGCATCATGATATTTACTGTTTGTGTGTAGAAAATAGTTCCTGCATCACGGTTGAAGTTAATTGTTTCTTCAAACGATCCTGTTTGAGTTGGAAGTTCATAAGTGTAAAGTTCATTTGTGTTATTTATAACCATTGAACTTATAACTTCTGTTCCCACTTCATACGTAATTGTTTCAACACTTGTTTTATCTAATAAAACAATCTGCTTAATTCCACCGATGCCGTCTTTGCAATCGAGTGTGAAACCTGTGCTTAATTCACATGCCATATTTGTATGTTTTTTATTAGCACAAAAGAGGAGCGGTGTTTAGCCGCTACCTCTCTATATGCAAGGGTTAGAATGGTAAGATTATGCAGTATATTGGTAGAACGCAATCTCGTTTCCGAAACCGTATTGTACACCTGCGAAGAATTGAGCAGAAAAACGAACGTTGTCAGAAAGATCGTACTGATACATATCTAAAACTGCAACATTGTTCCATTGGTCAAGAAGGTTTGTTCCAAACCAAAGGTTAGACTTCTGATAGAAAGCCATTGTGTCGTCAGACATACCTGGGCACTCGATAACATCATACTGTCCCTGCCAGTTCATTACAACTGATTCTCCTTGATACAAGTAGTAACCACCACCAAGACCTAAGATAGCGCTTCTGTATGCTTCAGCAACATTTGAAGAAACTGCGATTACAGGCTTCTCAGTTGCACGACGAACGCGTGTAGGAAGTGTAAGAACTAAACGTCCCATTTCTTCGATTACGTTTGCAGAAGTGATTGCCTCTGGAGTAGCAACGTCAAGAACCGTAGCGTCAGCCAAGAACAAAGTCTCGAAACCTGCGTACTCACCTGTTGTTGCATTAACTCCAGACCACATAACAACTTCATTGCGTGCTGCAATTCCTGCCATTACGTTAGCTATAATTGCATCGGTCAATGAAGCGTGAAGTTGTCCGTTCTGCTCTGAACGTGCTTCCCAATCTTTCAAAAAATCGTTTTTACAAAGTTGACGTTGAACTTGGAATTTTTCCAAAGTCAAAACACGCTCGCTTAATGCAACTGTTCCAAGTGGAGTAAAGTCGCAAGTAGGTGCTTCGAAAGTTACGTTGTCAACAAGACGACGAACAACTTGTTTGTAGTCAATGTTCTCTTTGAAAGTAACCGCAGCCAAAGACTCGTTACTTAAAAATGCAGCGCGGATATATCCAGCAGCCGCAGTACCAGCAAATGTTGAGCTGATAGGGTTTGGTGATAATGTAGTAGCCATTTTTTATTGTTTGTTTTTTTTTATTTATTTAGATTAAATACAAAACGTTCTTCTGCGCTCATTTTGTGATATGGCTTCGAAGGTGTGTTTACTTTTGCTTGCTTTACTTCTTTGATTGAAGTAGCGGCAGGCTGCGCGCTTAATTTTGTCACTTCGCTTGAAAGGTTCTCGTTCGCTTTTTTAGCGTCAGCAAGTTCACTCTCCAACTTAGCAACCAACGACAAAAGTCCTTCAACCTCTGCGTTGAATGTGTCCTCAACAACAACTTCCGTTGATTGTTCTTCTTCGATTGTTATTTCAACTTCTGGTTCTTCAACCATTGGTTTCAATTCAACAAGTAGTCCGTCAGTAACAACTACAATAACGCCTTCGGCTGTTGTGTATTCTCCGTCCGCCACAACAACTTCGTTGCCGTCTGCGTCTTTTGCGAATACACGAACTCCAGGCGCCCATGCGTCGCTGTCTGAATAGATGCTTGTTCCGTCCTCTAATACCGCTTCAACCATTTGCTTCACCTCAACTACTTCTTCAGCAGATAGGCTTACATTGTGCTTTGCGAAAAGAGCGTTAACTTTTTCTCTTAAGTTCATATAAGTGTTTATTAAATGTTTAGTTCCTAAATAGAAAAACCTGTATATTTGTTTCACAATTCGGCTTTTCATAGGTTGATTTTGATTTTTAGGTTTGACGAGGGGAGTAGTTACCCCTCGTTTTTTTTAACCTAAATTGTCAAGTATTGTGTTTAGCGTCTTCATTTCGTCCTCTGTCAATCCATAAGACTTGAACCCCATTTTACCGCTCTCGTTCGTTATCTTGGTGAGTGCGTTAAGAAACAGGGTAGCATCGTCGTTGAATAGTTCGACCTTTAAGAACCCCCCTGCTTCGATGTTCATTACTCGCCTTTGAGTATTGCGTCTAATTCTTCGAGCAAAGTGCTAACGTGTTCGCTTAAATACATTTCTTTCTCAGCAAGGAAGTTTCCTTCGATAGAGAAACCTAACACTTCTTTGTTTTGTATCTGTTGCTTTACTTCTTCGTTGTCCACCTTCATGCAACCGAACCAAGTGCCTTCTGGAAGGTCGAACCCGAAGTTCTTAGACTTGTCGTTCTCGCCTTCAATGATCCACGTTTCAACCAACGAAACACCGTCAACCACTTTCGCGTGTTCAACCGTTGCGTTGTTGGTCATGTTTTGCTTTAAGTAGTTGTAAGCAATAGAACGAATGGTGTCCTTCGAATACTTAACGTAATACTCCTCGTTAGTCTTGTCGTCACGTCGGTAAATTAGTTGGTCAGGAATCAATAACGCTCCGTAAAGAAGTCCTCTGAAATCTTCTTTGAACTTAACAACGTGTTGTTCTGATAAGGCTACGAAATCAACACCAATTGCAGGTTGTTCCACTACGCTAATTGCGAACACTCCGAGCAGTCCTTCGTCGTCTACTCCGTATTCAATTACTTTAATTTTTTTGTTCATGTTTTATCCTCCTAGTCTAGATTGGTTTTGAATTAATTGTTGTGCTTCTAAGTTGCTTGAAACTTGACCGCCTAAGACGTACGCTTGTAATGGTGGTTGTTGGTTGGGTTGCTGACTGATGAAGTCGAAGTTAGCAGGTGAAGGTGCTGTTGTTCCACCTCCTGCGCTTGGTACACTTCCACCGCCACCACCACCACTTGTTCCGCTTGTTCCTTGAAATTGTTGTTTGCTTATAATGGCGACACGTGCAAGACCTTGAGCTATTGCTATTCCTGCTGCTATTGCTGCACGAACAGGTGCGTCTGGTGTACTAATAGCCATTTGCGAACGATACGCTCCTTGTGCGGCAAGATATGTATCTATTGTAGCCGTTGCAATGCTTACACCCTTTTGTATTGCAAATGCTTTCTTCTGTTGCGCTTCAGACTTTCCTGCAAATGCTGCTGCTAAATCTCCAATGATTGATAAAGACGTTTTTAATGCGTCAACGCGAAGTTGTGCTTTTGCTGCTTCTGCTTGTCTTAATTCTTCAATTTCTTGTTGAGATTGTTGGGCGCGTAACGAAGTAAGGTTTGCGTGAATCTGCATTTCGGTAGCAACCTTTTTATCTGACAATGCTCTTTGTGCATCAAAATAATCTTCAGCCGAAATACGTCTCATTCGGTCATCTTCAGCCATCATGTCGTCGTTCAACTTCTTACGACGTGCCATCTCTGCGTCGTCGGCTTCTTTCTGAATTTGCTCGGCTGTTTTACCTTCTTTGTTTAATTCTTTTTGAAGCGCTAATTCTTTTGCCTTTAATTCGTTTACTGTTGTTCCGTTAGCAATAGCAACTTTTGCATTTTTAATAATTTCTTTATCTATTATTAACTGATTCAACTCTGCTTGAAGTTGTTTTTGTCTATCGGTTTGAACTAAAACTTTTTTAGTTTCAATATCTTTCTGAACAAAATTAGCGCGTTCTGTTGTATATTGCTTTTCCGCCATTATCAAGTTTTCCTTGTCAATGTTAGATTGTAATATCCTTTGTTTTTCATCAATAACAGCAAGCTGTTGCGCTCGTAAATCCTCAAATTCAGCTATTGCTTTTTTCCTATCCGATTCTTCTTTATAACCTTCGATAGTTAATTCTTTCGCTTTCTCAATTCCTTTTATTCTGTCCGCTTCACCTTTAGCAGTTATATTGCTTAATAAGTTACGCATCTCTATTAACTGATTTTCCTTTTCACGAATAGTGTTAATATCACCAGTTGTTTTTGCAATAGCTAGTTCATTCTCGGCAACTTGTATATTGTTTTGAGCTTTCTCTTTTTCAAGTTCAAGTGTTCTAAAACTTTCTCCGTATAACGTTTTTTCTTTGTTAATACGAGCATCTAAAATTTTATTTTGTTTTTCTAAAACAACATTCGCTTCACCTAACTTTTCTACTTTTTCCGCAGTTCCATCAACAGCCTCTTTTATTTCTTTCCAATAAACAACTGTTGCAGCTAATGCTGCGCCTGCTAAAAACAATGGGTTAGCCAATAACGCTTTACCAAGATTTGCTAAACCTTTTGTTAGACCACCTACTTCTTCTCTTAAGGTCTTAAAATCAATCTTACCAACTGCTGCACCCATTCCGCTCAACGCTTGTCCTGCTCCTTTTAAGTCCAAGTTCATTAATCGTGAACCGAACAAACCAACGTTGTTCGAAAGACCTTCAAATGCGTTACCAGCGTTTGCGCTAATCTCAGCACCTAAGTCGGAAATGTTGTCCTTCAACTCAGCAGCACGCGCTGACGCTTTCTTGAACGCGTCGCTCGTTTGATCCATCGTAAGCAACTGATTATTCAGCGCACGAAGTTCCGCCTTTGCGCTTTTGAAACCTGTCGCCGTATTGTCCGCAGCATTTGCGGTTTGGTTGAGGATATTAACCGCATTTGTGCTTACGTTGAAATCTATTGTATTCGCCATTATGAGAGTAGTTTATAAAGTATAAATATCCAAAACGCTACGTTTAACGAAATACGTGTCACTTTCCACACATAGTGCTTCCACATTTTTAGCTTACGTTTGCCGTTAGCAATCCTTCCGAACTCGGTTTCACTTTTTACGTTCAATTTAATGAACTCTAAACAGGCGACCATAGCACCTGATTTGTTTTCCATGTTTATCATGCTCGTTCGATTATTGCGTTAACAACAGATGCGGTGTTTGCGGTAAAAGCAATAGCACTTCCAACCGCTATATTGTTTCCCAAAGTATAAGCACTTCCGTCGTCGGTAATGGTTACAACAGGACTATTCTTTACGTTGTCAATCTTGTTAATGATTAAGTCGTAAGGAGCGAAAACGGTAGCCGTTAAACTGCTCATGAAGTCAATAGTCCACGTTATCGTGTTGTCGTTTTCGCTATCAATCTTCCAGTTGCTTCCGTCACTAACTAATGTCACTACACTTCCTGTTGTTTTCATTACATACGTAACCGCGCTTTCAATCTTTTGCCCTGTGTATGCGTGAAGCGTTGCGCCATAATCGTCACTTGCTAACTTGATGCTGATTATTGTTCCTCTCGTTGTTTGTGCAGACGGAAGGTAAACGTCAATATCTGCGGCTAAGTCAGTAAGTAAAATTGTTCTGTCAAAATTTGTTACAACATAGTCGGTACTTATTGACCTTACTGGCTGTGATACCGACGCTCCAAAGTTAACAGGCGCACCAAATCGTGTTGGTGCTAATGTTGGCGCTTCCGATGTAATGAATGAACGTGTACCAATGTTTGGTACTGAGAAACAATTGCTCTTTGCAGAGTTCCAATAGTAGCCAAAGCGACGACAACAATCTTCGTTTACTACCGCAGGATCTCCGTTCGGTCTTTCCCAATTTATAGTTTGGTCAAGGTTGGCGGTTATAGGTAAAATGTCGCAGTCGTTGTCTATGTCTAAAATACGAATCAACTTTACCTTCGTCATGTCTTGCTCACCAACAACGTAACCCTCGATGTCTAACACTCTCCACCAAGAATCAACTATCCAAATCTTGTCGCTCCATTGAAACGTAAAAATGTCGTTTAATGTTAGCGCAAACATTCCTTCTAAGATGCGCGCTTGTCCATCGTAAAGTTCACGATAGTAGTTTCTCCACCAACGGTTGTAAAGGTTGTCGTATGGTGGTGCTATGATTGTGTGAAGTGGTACTTCGGGCGCAAAGTTTAGGTCGCTATCTCCGACACTTGCGTTCATTGTAGAATAGTTGTTCAAACACTTAACTGCCGTTTGCACTACGTCACCTGAAACCTCGTCAAACATATTAACGAAGAAGTCTGCGAAGTAATATAAGATGCGAGGTTTAGGTTGTACAAAGTTTCCTTCTCCACTAATAAAACGAGGAACTACAACATCGGTATTCTCAACTGCTCGTGAAGGTGTTGGTGCGAATGCTAACTCAACTTTTTCTTCGCCAGTTGCAAACTCGTTAATCACTTCGAAGTCGTTTTCTGTTACTTCGTAGCTTCCATATATGTGTCCAAGATTTTTATAGACTGAGTTGTAATAGTCACCGTCTTCGGTGTATGTGAATGTGAACTTAGACTTTTGAAGGTCGGTTGTTGGATAATATGTTATGTCTTTTGACAGGTCTAATTTCTCCGTCCAATCTAACGTGTTACCGCTTCCGATGTATTCAACAAGTGGTTCAATGCGTAATGTGTTTGGAAGTGTTCTGTCGGGAACAAATGCAAGGTTGAACATCTTTTGAATTGATGTGATAAAATCAATTTGCTTCATGTCTGGAGCGTTGAACTCCATAAGACAAGTGTCGCCTGTCAAAGCTGTTCCAACGCTTATAAGTTCAACACCCGTTCCTGTGTAATCATTTGCTCCGTTACCTACAAAAACAATATTAAAACTTGAAGTATTGTAAACTCCACCAACAGCTTCGATTTTTATTTTTAATGTATCTCCTGCATTTAATGAAAGCGTAATTGTATTGTCTTTGAGAAAAGTGTGTGAATATAAATTTGAGTTATCTACAAAATTGTTAAAAGTAGAATCTACAAAAATATCGTTAACATAATAAAAATAACTTAAAATTAAATCAGTTACATAATTTGTACCCGAAGAAGTAGCCGTTCCATTTGCCCAAATTCTAAAAGTAAATTGTCCGCTAAAAGGTGCTGTATAAATTC